TTCCGATCCCATGGGCTCGGGCGTGTGGAGGAAACGGGCGGGGGATTTTCACCCCCGCCCTTGCGTCACGTTAGGTCGTGACGGGCTTGCCATCGCGCATGATAACGCGCACGATGCCTTTCCCGCCGGGCTTCGGCTTCCGCGCCTTGATACGCATGACGTTGGCGTTGAAGCGAAGAGTGACCTTGCCGTCCGGGGACGTGATATCCTGAAAGCCACGGGACGAGCCCACGATTTCCGAGACGACCTCTTCGGTCGCTTCGTTCACGTTGCGATACGCAACGTCGAGCGCATTCCCGCGTAGGACGTACTGATAGCCGCCCTTGCCGTCCGGCACGATGGTGATTTCCATGTTTGCGGGTTTCTCTCCCGGCATGGTAGTATCTCCCCATCGGTTCCTTCGTGACGCGCCACGGCCGGAACCGTAGGACGCGTGGCGCGGGCTGTGGGCATCATGCCATTAGCCTACGCTATGTCGGACCCGTTCCTTCGGGTCGCCTGCTGACCGGCCGTCAGAGCAGGCGGCGTGCCAATCGGCAGCAAAGGCTCGTAGATTGTTGTGCCGCAACGACTTACAGCGATTGGGTCAAATGACCCAATGGCCTAAAATCGGGCTTTTTGCATCGGCTGCAATGGCATTCTGCACGATTGGCTCGATCCGGCCAGGGAGGTCGTGATACAATGCGAATTGCAACGCGCGTCGGGCATCATGCGTGGGACGCGTGGCATACAATGTGCATGGGCGTTGCAAATCGCACGAATCGTGCATTTTGCACGGTCCTCGCGTGTGCGCGACGCGCGTGACGTGCGGGCGACCCCATGCGTGATGAAATAACGTCCTTTGATGGGGGTATAACCAGTTGCCAGATTTGAATTTACCTCGCGAGGACCTTCGCCAGCTAATCCTGACCGAAGCGGCTGCGGGCCACATCATGACCCTCTCCGAAATCGCCGCTCGCGGCTCGATCTCCATTCGCACGGCCCACACGCTCCGTTCGGCCCTCGTAAAAGAGGGGCTCATTCCCTCCGGCTCTATCCGGCGCGGAGGGCGGCGCGAAAAGAACCCTCCGCCTCCCCCGAGCGGGGATTCCCCGCGATCCATCGAAGACATCCTTGCATCTCCTTCGCTCACAACCGATCAGCAGCGTTCCCTCCTCTCCCACATTATCCTCACCTCCGCCGTCGAAGCGAACCGCGTCGCTGCCCAAAACGCCCTCACCCGCCTCGACGCCCAAGCCGGTGCCACAACTCGCGTTGGCCCCGGCGCACCGAAATCCGAAGAGCAGCGCATAGCTCGTCTCTCCTTACTAATGCGTGCCTGCGGGCTCGTTACCGTCCGCGCTGCTCTCCGAATTTCGTTCCCCAAAGCCTTCGCCAAATACGACGCGATGCTGCGCACCGAAGAGGAACCCGATGAAGAGCCGAGGCCCGAAGAACCTCTCAGTTAATGTTGGCTCCGCCAACATCTCCTCTTTCTGGGACCTCGACGCGGAGCGCGAATTGTGGGCTGATATCTGCCGCCGCAACTTCTGGTGGTTCCTCCAAATCGCGTGGGGCGCTCACTTCTACATGGAGTCCCACCCCAACGAACAATGGCTCACCTCTCGCGTCCACAAGCCCATCTGCGACTGGTTCCAAACCCACGTCGAACAATGGGAGCAAAACCGTGCCGAAGGAAAGAAAGTCCGCACAAAACTCGCAATCATCATCCCCCGCTCCTTCGGAAAGACTGTCACCTTCACAAAAGCGGGCTCGCTCTGGGCACACGTCCGCAACCCAGACCTCGCATCCTATATCGGTTCGGAAGTCCTCACGAAAGCCATCGACTTCCTTCGACCTATTAAAACCGTCATGGAAGGAAGCGATCCTCATTCTTGGTTCGCATGGCTTTATGGTGTCTGGTTTTCCCCAGAACGCCTCTGGACTCATGGGGCAGTTGTTCACGGCGCTCGTAGGGTCACAAGCCGCTCAGAACCATCTTTCGGTACATGGGGAGTTGAGGGCGGAATTACAGGAGCACATCCTGACTGGGGTATACTTGACGATCCACTTTCCGAAGAGAAAATCAAGGAAAGCGGTGGTTGGCTTTCTACAGTTAATCAAAGCGTGGCAGCACTTCGTCCTGCTTTTCGAACCGACTCTCTCTTCATGTTCTCACTCACGCGCTACCGCGACAATGACGTGGCAGGCACCTATCTTAAACTTGAAGGTGTCAAAAGTTGGCACGGGCATCCTCCGACAAACACTGACTTCACAATTCGAGAAGATGGAGAATGGGATGTTTATTTTCTCCAGGCCTACAACGCTGACGGGTCGGCAGTACTCCCTGAGGTCTGGCCAATTAGTGAATTAAGGCCCTACGAAAAGCATCATCCCGCAGTTTTTGCGGCTCAAATGATGAACGAGCCGGGATCGGGCGAGCACATGGAACTCACAGTCGAACAAGTCGCGCAGTTGTGGGTCGATGAAAAAGACGTTCCACCCAATCTCAAACTCACTCTTCACCTAGACACAGCCTTCAAAACCAACAAAACTCGTGGAACAGGCGACGAATCCGTCTACGAGTTGTGGGGCCACGATCCTCGCGGCAATGGCGACGTTTATTATCTTGAGGGCGATGGCTCGCACGACTGGCGAATTGAGCAATTCACCGACCGAATCATTATTCTCGCTCAAAAACTCAAGCAAAAGGGCAAGCGCATCTATTTAATGACTGATGACAAGGAGATGGGCGGGAAGGCGGGCACTTGGATTCAGTGGCTGAAGTCGCAATTCCATGGGGCAGGCCTAGTTATGCCGCCTCTTCTTCAACTCACCCGTCAGGGCGCGAACAAAATCGTTCGTATGCGCGAAGCTGCGGGTTTCTGGGTGGATGGCCACGTCCGTCTCATTCGGGGGTCGCCGGGCTCAGAAAAGCTCGTTCATCAGATGGTGAGGCTCGGAATCTCGGCTCACGATGACTGGGCTGACGCCGCAGCCGATGTTTTCGCGGAAGAGGTTTACCGGCCTATGCTTAACCCGTCTAAGCGCACTCAAGATCGAGGGGCGATTCCTCGGCAGCCGGGCGACGATCTTTTGGGTCGTTGGGGCAATCGCGCAGACGAAGCACGCTACTGGTACGATCTTACGAACAGCGAATGGGTTAAGGGCGTTTGGGAACGCGATGACTACCAACGCTGACGAAAAGAGTCGATTTGATGAGGACCCCTCCCCCTGAACGGTTGGTGGAAAAAGTTTGGCCATTGTCACTTTCCCTTCATTTTTCTCTTTACAGCCAGATGAAGCCCATCTATCTTCTTGACAAGGAAGAAGTTGCACTAACCTCTCAGGGGGCCATGGATGGCCATCGAAGAGATTCCTAAGGCACCGACCTCAACGGGCTATCGGGACCAGATAGTCCGGCTCGTTTGCGACCGAAAAGACCACTCGGATCGCCAGTTCATCAATATCCGCAGGAAACTCCCTCTTCTATATGATATGTACCGAGGAATCTCGTCCGGTAGATATCAGCCTCATAAGAATGATATCCATATTCCGTTGATTTTCTCTACAATTCAGAGTGATGTTGCTAGGAAGACTCAAACAAGCTTTGGAAGCTGGCCGATTGTAAGCTTTCTGGGCAATGCGCCTGAAGATGCGGTCATTGCGAGGAAGCGTGAGGCATTGATAAGCTCACAGATGAAGGATTGTGGGTCATTTAGGAAGGGATATGATCTGTTTTTGACCGCGGATTTGTATGGAACAGCGGTTTTGCAGTGGGGATGGAAGTACACGGAGGAAAACACGGTCATAACTCATCAGGATATGCTTCCGATTAGCGGAAAACCGATGAGTTTTGATGAAAAACGGACAGTTACGACCTTTGATGGCCCGGATTGGCGAGTTTTGGACCTTCTTGATTGTTATCCTCAGCCCGGAGCACGGCAAATTGAGGACATGGATTGGTTCATAACTCGCGAATTCTTGGATATTGATCGAGTTAAAGAACTTGCGTAGCTTGGACTCGCAGGTCAGCCACTTTTTGATCCAGGCGAAGTTAATCGGCTGGTTACTGAAGGAAGTGCAGCAACATTTGTGCAGGATGTTTATAAGGCGTATCGGTCGATTGCGCGAAATGAAATGGATGCAGATGCAAAGCAACGTGAGCGATATGCACGACCGATTGAACTGTTGACGATGTGGGGACGGGTCCCCTCGGAGCTTGTTCCCGGTGATGGTGCGGTTAGTCGCATGATCACAGTGGCGAACGGACGATATCTGCTCCGTAATCGAGCTAATCCCTTCTGGAGCCAAAAACTTCCATTTATCGCCTATGCTCCAACTCCTGATCCCCACTTTTTCTTCGCACCAGGGAAAGCAGAGATTGCATATAAACTGCAAATTGTTGCTAATCGCTTCACAAATCAGCAGCTTGATGCACTTGATCTTTACATTGATCCTGTGATGATTCACAGCGATACTTCTGGTCTTCAGACAGAAAACCTTTTCTTCCGGCCCGGAAAATGGATCGAAGTGCAGGGAAATCCAAGCGATGTCGTTTCGCCTCTCATTCCCAACCTGAGTGGACTTCAGGCTGGCGGGCAAATGACTGAGATTTTGTGGCGATGGATGCAGCAGGGCCTTGGGATTGTCGAAGATACAGTGATGGGTGGGGCGGGGAATCGGCAGACCGCACGAGAGTTTCTGGGCCGCTCAGAGGCTGTCGCTACCCGCCTTCTCCTAGAGTCTCGTCTGTTCGAGGAGTCGTGTTTGGAACCGCTGGCCGATGCATTCGTAGACCTAAACCGGCAATTCTTATCTCTTCCCCGTGAGGTATTCATTTTGGGTAGCAAAGCTACCATCGATGATGTCACGGGAATGAGGATTCCGGCGACAACGAGACAGATTGTCGATGGGTGGGATTTGGTCCCTAACTACGATGCTCGGGCTGTTGGAGCGACTACGCGCATGGGTCAAGGGATGAGGCAACAGGCCCTTACGTTCTTGATTCAGGCTATGTCCCAGAATCCCATGGCATCTACGGCAGTCAACTGGACGGTCTTCCTACGCGACATTTTCAAGGCCTTTGAACTCGACAATATCGATGAAATCATCAATTCTCCGCCCGATCAGGAGAAGATGATGATGATGATGAATTATAAAGGCTCGCAGCCCCGAGAAGTACCGGGCCAGCCTAATCAGGGCGGTGGAACACTGGGAATTCCGAATTATCCCGGTCAGGGGGTGTCGTGAGCGACATTTCAGTAGATGATCAGTACCATCACCTTGTTCATCTCACGACGAGTCTTGCGTGGCGAGATGTTATGATTCCGGCCATGAAAGAGAGACTTTTGGTGCTTTTTAAGCAATTGTCGATACCAACTCAGACAAGAAAGGACAATATTCCAGACGATTTTATACGAGGACAGATTGCAGCATTTAATTGGATTGTGGAGTGGCCCGAAAAACGGGCAAAATTCCTTCAGGAGCAGTTTAAGGAAGAAATTGACCTTTTAGTTGGAGAGGAGAGAAACGGGGCGGCAACCGCACCGTAAACCCTTATGGCTGAATTGAACCCGACGCCGAATCCTAATCTTACCCCAGAGCAACGCGCTGCTCAGCTTCTGGGCGAGTTGGGAGACGAGGCGTACAACGAGACTGGTGGAGATAAGTGGCGAAGCGGCCAACCCCTTCGCACTGACCCATCGGCTCAGCATCGTGAGGAGCAGGCGGCGCAGCGTGCCGCTAAGCAAGCCGAACCCACTCCTTCTTCGAATGGGGCTACCCCTGAAAAGACTGATGGCGGCTTGCTTTACGGAAAGTGGAAGACCCCAGAAGAGGCTGAAAAGGGTATCCATGAGCTAATCCGTTACTCTAAGGATGCGCTCGACCGCGCTGAAAAGGCTGAACAAGAACGGCAGTCTCTGCTTGAACGAGTAGGGAATGCCGTGTCGCCAGAAAAAGCTCCGGGTCCTGTTGATCCGCTAACTGAGCTTGAGAATCTAAGTGCGATTCCCCGAGATTTGCTGAAGCGGGCACTTCGTGCTGAGACTCAAGAATATTTGGCGGAACTAGCTCGCCCCGTCACTGAACGGACGAAGGCAGATCAGGAAATTATTTCTCAATTTCCTGAATATGCGCAGGAATTGCCAAATCTTGTTAAGTGGCTGGAAGAGAATCCCGATATTAAGAATGATGTGGTCTACGCAGAAAATCAGGGCCAATATTTGATGGCTAGGAAATATGCGTGGAAGTTGTACGATACGAATCGGGCAGCGAGCAAACAGGAACAAATGATGGAAAAAAAGGC